GCGAGTGGATGTACGGCGTAATCGACCCGGCCACGCGCGGGCGCTCGCAGGTAGATGGAACAAAACTGTACACATTGTACAAGCAACTCGGACTAAAATTGTTCCTAGCAAAGAACGAACGAGAGGCGGGCATTAGTGCCCTGGCTCAGAGATTCTCGACAGGAAAGGCCAAGGTGTTTTCTACACTCAAGGACTTCCAGAAGGAATACATGCTGTACAGACGGGACACACGCGGTAAGGTCGTAGACGAGAACGACCACTTGATGGATTGCGCAAGATACGTAGTCAATAACATGAATCGCATGAGTTCACACAGACCTAACGGGCCAGTTCCCGGACTGACATATACGGAGACCAAGTATGACATTTGACGAAGACAAGCCGAAGAAGCTACGCGGAAACCGTAGAGTCATTGCCGAGGCTACCAAGGCTGCAGAAGATTTTGTTGAGAATAGAAAGCGAGTGCTAGACGGCATCGCGTCAAACATCGAGAAGCTGTTCTGTGACAGAGCAGTCAAGCGCTCGTCCAAGGACGGCGAGTGGCAACGTGCTCTATCCCTGTATCATGCGCCACTAGTTACACGGACAGCATGGCAGACAGATGATCCGTTCAAGACCGTCGATGGAAGGAGCCGGCCGGTACCCAACATCATCCGCACCAAGTGCGATGCGGCTATCGCTAACGGCTATTCCATGCAGTTCTCGTCCGGAGAGCGCAACTGGGACCTGTGGCCTGCGGCTAACGATGACAGCAAGGAAAGCGTCGTTTCCTGCGCTCTCATGCAGAAGGAGATTGAAGCGCAGCTAGATGCGTGCCGCTATCCTACCGCTGTTCGTAGAGCCATGAGCGACCGCGTTATCTTTGGTACTGGTATCCTTAAGGGTCCAGTGAACACGGGTAAGCTGCGGCAAAAGTACGTTAACGAGGGTGGTGTGTGGATCCCGTCGCTATCGGCAGATCCGTCGCCGTCCATTGAGTACGTGCCTACATACCGCTTCTACCCTGATATGAACGTCTCGTCGCACGAACAGTCGATGTCCGACATTGAGCTGCATCCTATGACCACGATGGAGCTGGCGCAGCTTCGCTACCACCCAGGGTTTGACAGAACAGCCATTGAGGAGATTCTGTCCAAGTCCAACAAGGATCTAAGCGCAGACAACTACAACACCAACGCTCTGACTGTCCTTGACGCCAAGGTCTGGGAATCTCCGTACATGTACAAGGACCGATACATTGTGCTTGAGTACCACGGCCCTATCTCTGCTGATCAGTTTGCTGAGATTGGAATGGACGTTCCGTACGAAGCACCTAACGATGAGTACTACGGAGAGGTCTGGGTCTGCTGCGGTAAGGTGATCCGTATCGAGCTGGAGAACATCGAGGGAGCATGCGAGACGCCATACGCCGTGGCTGTCTGGAAGACTGATCCCACATCACCGTTTGGCTTCGGTCACCCGTTGCTGCTAGCGGATGCTCAGCGCGTTGTGACCCAGGCATACCACATGATCCTGGACAACGCCTCGCTTACATCCGGCCCGCAGGTCGCCATGTACCAGAACTGGATTCAGCCTGCCGACGGCAAGTATTCGCTTAGCCCGAACAAGGTGTGGCTGCTTACGGATCCGACCGTCAAGGTTAGCGACGCCATCAACTTCTTCACACCGACCAACGTCATCGGAAACATCATGCCTGTGCTGGAGCTTGCTCGCATGTTTGCTGAGGAAGAGTCGGCGACAACTGGACAGGCTACTGGCCTGCAATCTCCGCAAAATGGTGAGAGTGCGACTGGTCAACTAGTGTCGATGCAGAACGGTACACCAATCCTGGACTTCATGGGAGAGGAGTGGGACGACTATATCACCGAAAAGAATATCCGCCGCATGTACGCGTGGAATATGCAGTACAACCCGAAGGATAACATCAAGGGTAACTACGCAATCGACGTGCGCTCCAGTTCGGAGTACAAGAACAAACAAGTTCACATCCGAGACCTAGAACGGCTGTCGATGGAGGTCACGCAAAACCCATCACTGGCGGCATGGATCAACGTGGATCAGCTACAAATCGCTCGCCTAAGTCTGATGAAGCTACCACACAGTAAGATCGTCCGAACGCCGGAAGAGTACGTGCAAGCGCAGCAAGCCGCAGCACAGCAGCCAGATCCCGCTATGATCGAGCTACAACTGCGCATGAAGGAAGTCGAAATTGCTGAGAAGAAGCTACAGCTTGAAGCTGGTCAGCTAGAGTTCCAGATCAAGCAGCAACAGCAGCGCGAGCAATGGGAGCACGAAGAGAAGATGGCGGCTAACATTGCCCGTCTGAGAGAGGCTGACGCCCAGGTCCTCAAGGCCAGCACGGAGCTAGAGATTGAGGCCATGAAGCTGCAACAGAAGCAGCAGAGTGCCGAGCTGGGTGCCCAGACATCCCTGGCAGTGGAGAACATCCGTGCCGCCAACAAGGCATTCTTGGAAGGATCCAAGTCTAGGGAGAGACAGGTAGACCAGATGCTCGTGGAACGAGAGCTTGATATTAAGGAAGAGAAGGGGACAGGAATCTGATGACAACTAAATGGACGCCACCGAAGGGTTCCCCAGATTGGGAACGTTTCTTGAAGTACCTGGAATCGGAGCTGCTTGGCTTGTACAAGCGGCTTTCGAGACTAGACATGAGCCAGACCGAGACTGAGCAGGTCCGAGGCCAGATCGCTTACGTGAATAAGCTGCTTGGCCTAGGTACAGCCCCCAACATGGGCGCTGATAAGGAAGATTAACAGGAGCTGAACAACTATGACTACACTTGAAACTAACCAAGCTGAACCCAATCTAAACACTGAGCTGACACAGGATGAGCTGTTTGCCAAGATGACTGCTGCTATCGAGGCAGGGGACGACGACGAGGTTAACCGCCTCATGGGTCTCCAGACCACCGCTCAAGATCCAGAGACGTCCGATGAAAGCGGGGATGATGACCAGGCCGATACTAATTCTGCCGAACCTGAACCCCACATTACTGACTCGGACGTTAATACAGCTACACCTGACCCCGCTACGGCTGGGTCGCCACCAGACCCCCTGGCTGAGCTACAGGCCATCAAGGCCGAAATGCACCAAATCAAGTCAGAGGCAGGACGGGTGTCACATCTCCAGCGAGAGCTAGCGAAAGCTACTAGAGAGCTGGAAAAACTAAAGGCCGCGCAAGCCGCCAGCGAACCTAAGCCTCCACGCAAGTCGGAGACTCTGGTCAACAATCTGAGGGAAGTTGATCCCGTTACCGCCGACGCCCTAGCCGCAGTGCTAGAGGAAATCGACGAGCGTTCTGCCGCCACAGCGCCGCAAACAGCCCAGGTCGATGAGGAAGTCGAGCGTGAATACCAACGAGTCCTTAACGTACACCACGATGCTCCGCAAATTTTCAGTGGCCCGCTGCGTCCCCATTGGGATCAGTTTAAGTCGCTGCTAAATCCGGAGCAACTCGCGTACGCCGAATCGGACAAGGCGGAGGAAGTTGTGCTAGCACTAGCCGTGTTTAAGCGGTGGATGTCTGAGGTTTACCAAGCACAGCAACAGTCGCCAATGGATCAAGCCACACAGAATGTTGCGCCAAGTCAGCCGGCACAGCCTACCACGTCCGGGATCGTAGAGTCCCGCGCAAGGAAGCTGAGCGGACAGGCACCGACGCGGAACACCACCATTAAGCCGGTGGATGGTCTGCCAGACACCAAAAAGCTACATGAAGAAGTATACAACCAGACCCTACGAGAGCTGGGAATCCAGACGTAAGGGTAACTAACAGGAGAATTAACTATGTCTTTCCAAGGTGTTAACTATGGTGATCTTGGCGTTCGCATTGGTATCTATGCCGTCGCTAAGTTCCTGGCTCATGCACAGCCCCAGCTATTCCTAGAGCGCTTCGCTTCCCCGACTGTGGTCCCGGCTAACAAGGGCCTGAGCGTCAAGTGGCGTCGTGCCGTGCCGTTCGCTGCTTCGACCGATCAGCTGGTCGAGGGCGTGACGCCTTCGCCGACTGGTGTGACTTACGAGGACGTGTCGAGCACCCTTGCTCAGTACGGCTCGTGGATTCCGTTCACTGACGTTCTGATCGAGACCCACGAAGATCCGAACCTGCAGATCTTCACGCAGCTTGCTGCGGAGCAGGCGGCTCTGACCAAGGAGCGTATCCTGTGGAATGTGATGATCGCCGGTACCAACGTGATCTACTCGGGCTCGGCTACCTCGCGTGCTACCGTGCAGGCTCCTCTGGACCTGAACGATATCCAGCTGGCTCAGCGTGCGCTTAAGAACGCACTGGCCCGTCCGCTTACCAAGATGGTGTCGGCTAGCGAGAAGATTGCTACCCAGCCTATCGCGCCTGCCTACATTGCGATTGGTCACACCAACCTGGAGCAGGACTTCCGTGCTCTGACTGGATTCGTGCCACGTGAGAACTACTCGGATTCTACCAAGATCCTCTCGGATCACGAGATTGGTAAGGTCCAGGACGTTCGCGTGATGCTGGCTCCGCACCTAACGTACTTCGAGGGGGCTGGTTCGGGTACCACAACTGGCGTGCTGTTCACTGGCGCCAACGTTGACGTGTATCCTGTCGTGTTCCTCGGCCAGGATGCGTTTGGTTCGACCACTCTGAAGGGAATGGATTCGGCTAAGGTCGGAATCAAGAACCCGAAGATGGCCGAGTCCGAGGCCGATCCTCTGGGCCAGCGCGGTTTCGTGGCTTGGAAGATGTGGTATGCGGCTGTCCGCCTCAATGAGGCCTGGATGATCCGCCTAGAGTGCGCGGCTACCGCCCTCTAATGAAAACGTGGGGGGTGTAACAGCCCCCCTCTTTTAGGAGAAAGTAAATGGCTAACTTTGATACTGATCTAGTCCGTAAGAACATTCGTCATCGCGGACGTACAACTGGTAAGGTGGACTCGGTTTCGGGTGCCCTTCGCGTCAAGGCTGGTGGCTCGATTGCTACCACTGATCTGATGCGCATGGTTCCGATGGGCGAGAATACCCGCCCTATCCGTATTACCGCGCAGGTGAAGGAGATTTCGGGTACCCCGGTTCTCACTAACCCGTCGTTCTCGGTGGGCATCTCGCCTGTCTCGGCATCGAACTTCACTCGTGCTGACGGCGTCGTGTTCTCGCCGGTTACTGCTTCGGGTACCCGTCTGGGTGCATCGACAGCTCTGACTACGGACGAGATGGCTCAGTTCACTGAGATTGATACAGTGGCGGATGTCCAGAATTGGGCACCGTACTTTATCACGCTGACACCTTCGGGTGCTGGTGCGTTCTCGGTGGCTGGCGGCGATGTTGATGTGATCCTCACGGTCGAGTTTGTGGGCGAGCATCAGGCGGCTGAGCCGGTGTACACCTCGTTCCTGCCTAACGGCGGTAAGTACAAGAACTAATCTTGTACCAGCGGTACCAGGGGGGCTGGACATCTGGTCCCCCTCTTTAACAACGGAGAACAACAATGACTGATACCCAACTGACTCATTTGGATGAGTCTAGGGACGAGGACAATCTACACGACCTCGACATTGCTGAGCTACGCCAAACGGCTAAGCTACTAGCAATCCCTGCCCAGAGAGACTGGAAGAAGGAAGACTTCGTAAAGGCTATCTCGCGTAAGCTTGAAGCCGTGCGACTCGCCGAATCTATCGGCAGTATGTCTACAGGAAGCGAATCGAAGCTACAGCCAGGACAGGCCCGTATCTTGATTCACCGCGACCCTACTCCAGGTGCAGCAAATAGTAACATCCAGCTAGGCCTGAACGGCCGATTCCTCAATGTCCCACGTGGCGTAGAGGTTACGGTCCCACTAGAGTACGTCAACGTTCTCTCGGATGCAAAGCAAATTGTCCGAACGCAGGTCCGCGCTCCTAACGAGTCCATGCCAGAAGGCGTGATCGAGGAACGCGAAATCCAAAGCTATCCCTTCCAAGTCATCGAGATGCGTCCTCACAGTAAGACCTCTCGTTTCCAATCCAACCTAGACCAGCGAGCTGCCTACAACGCACGACGTGAGGCATTTGTTAAGGACCAGGGCAAGTGGCCGACAGCCGGCGAACTGCAGGAATGGGAGAAGGCGAAGAAGGAAGACGCTCGAATCGAGCGTAAGATCCAACTATCTAAGTAACACTACAACGGGGGTCTATTAAGACATGCTAGCGAAGACATATCTACAACTAGTTAACGAGGCTATCGCCGAAGCTAAGGTCTCGATAGACCCCCTCACTGCGGGTAACTTTGCGTCGCCTCCTAATCAGGAGATGTACACCAGGTTCAAGACCTGGGTGAATCGAGCGTACCAGTACCTTGTCACTGATAAGGATGACTGGCAGTACCGAAAGGAGCGGGCAGTGGTGACTATCTACCCACGCCTGCAGCTACGCATGAACGGCGTTACTGTGCTGAACCAAGGCGACATCATCCAGTGTGATACGTCCGGTGTGACGTTTGAGATCCTCGACTTTCACGTTGTGGAGAATGTCGAGCTGGATAGCACACTAGAGTACACTGTCTCTGTGGAGTATACGCAGGGCGCTTCGTACG